ATGGGGCGCTGGCTTGCCGGCAGGCTCATGAAAGAACTGGGACTGGTCAGTTGCCAGCAGCCTGCGCACCGTTATAAACGAGGTGGTCGTGAACATGTCACTATCCCGAATCACCTTGGGCGGCAGTTCGCAGTGACAGAGCCAAATCAGGTATGGTGCGGCGACGTGACGTACATCTGGACGGGGAAACGTTGGGCATACCTTGCCGTTGTTCTCGACCTGTTTGCAAGGAAACCGGTAGGTTGGGCAATGTCGTTCTCTCCGGACAGCAGACTGACCATCAAAGCGCTGAAAATGGCCTGGGAAATCCGCAGTAAACCAGCCGGGGTAATGTTCCACAGCGATCAGGGCAGCCACTATACAAGCAGGCAGTTCCGGCAGTTACTGTGGCGTTACCAGATCAAACAGAGTCTGAGTCGACGAGGAAATTGCTGGGATAACAGCCCGATGGAGCGCTTCTTCAGGAGTCTGAAAAACGAGTGGATACCGGTGACGGGTTACATGAACTTCAGCGATGCTGCCCATGAAATAACGGACTATATCGTTGGGTATTACAACGCGCTCAGGCCGCACGAATATAACGGTGGGTTGCCACCAAATGAATCGGAAAACCGATACTGGAAAAACTCTAAAGCGGTGGCCAGTTTTTGTTGACCACTACACCGCCAGCGTATATCCAGCGACGTAGCTGGTCACATGCGCCTTTGATATCGCCCTGGTTTATTTTGCGAAGAAGCGTCGATGTTCTGAAATTGCCAGCACCCACGTTGTAGACGAACGAGTAAAGAGCGCCGCGCGTTGTTTCCGGTATATCGACTTTGATGTACGGGTTAATTTGTCTGGCAACCGTGGCAAGGTCTTTATTCAGGAGGGCTTTGCATTCTGCTTCGGTATACGTTTTACCGAGCATGATGTCTTTTCCGGTGTGTCCGTGACATACAGTCCATACGCCAACGATATCTTTGTATGGTATGTAGCTGACACCTTCCAGGCCATCGTCACCACTTGGGCCAGTGATTAACACTGATGCTATAGCAATTGCTCCGCCACCAATAGCAGCAGCAACTGCTTTTCGTAATGATGGAGGCATTATTCACCTCTCGCAGCCTTGCGCTTATCTTCTTTAATCTTGAAATAAAGGTTTGTCAGGTACGTCAGCAGGCCAAATACCAGGCTACCCAGCACACCTATTGCTGCCCACTGTGAGGGCGTGACTTTATCGAGCAGCTGTAAAAACCAGTAACCGGCACTACCTGCTGAGGTGCCATAGGCGACACCCGTTGTTAACTTATCCATGGATTTCATAACCCCACCTCGCAGATGCGGGTGCTGTGTAATGGAAATAAAAAGGCCACCTGACGTGGCCACCAAATTATTTCCCCACCAGCTCGTTTATCTCTTTCACTGTCTGGTTAAACCGCTCTGACTCAAGCTCAACACCTAAGGCCCGACGCCCCAGCGCCATTGCTGCTTTTATTGTGGAACCGGATCCCATAAAAAAATCAGCAACCAGATCACCAGGTCGACTACTGGCATTGATTATTTGCCTGAGCATATCCGCCGGTTTCTCACACGGATGTTTACCCGGGTAGAACTGAACGGGTTTATGCATCCAGACATCGGTATAAGGCACGGAGACAGATACGGAGAAATAGCGCCGGAGAGATTTAAACTCATCCAGCAATTCAGAATATTTGCGATTCAGTGAATCATAAGATGCCACCAGCTGGTGGTGTGGTTGTTCCAGTTGTTGTTCCTGAAACTTCTCTGCCGCTATACGGGAAAACAGTGCCTGTAACTTCCGATAGTCAGCCTCATTCGGCAACTGCCACTGACTGGCACCAAACCAGTGGGAAACCATATTTTTCTTACCTGTGGCTTCGGCAATTTGTTTTGCCGTTATACCCAGTTCGGCACGAGCATCCCTGAAATACGATATCAGCGGTGCCATTATGTGCTGTTTGAGTTCCCTTTCTTTTGCCGCATAGCCGTCACTTTTGCCGCGATATGGCCCCTGGTAATGTTCAGCAAACAGAACGCGCTCTGTGGCAGGAAAATATGCGCGCAAACTTTCTTTATTACACCCATTCCAACGTCCGGACGGCTTCGCCCAGATGATATGGTTAAGCACGTTGAAACGTTCACGCATCATGATCTCAATATCAGATGCCAGGCGATGCCCACAGAACAGGTAAAGGCTTCCGGCAGGTTTTAACACCCGCCAGAACTGGGCCAGACAGTGGTCCAGCCACTTAAGGTAATCTTCGTCCCCTTTCCACTGATTGTCCCAGCCGTTGGGTTTCACCTTGAAGTACGGCGGATCGGTAACAATCAGGTCAATGGAATCATCAGGCAGGGACTGAATAAAATGCAGGCAATCAGCGTTGATTAAATCAACACTGTTTATTTTTACAGTATTTTTCATGGATCAGTAAGCGTAACTCTGGTAGGCTCACTCTGCTTTTGCGCTAAAGCAGTGGGCCGTGGTTCGCTTGTGACCAGTAAGCATGAGCGAATGGCTGGCAGGTGCTACCAACACCCACCAGCCGCCCATTTTCACAGCAGGAAACCGCCATTACTGGCAGCGTCTGAATTTATTCCCGTACCCGCCGTTATCCTTCGCCAGCCCCGCCAGAACTAACTGAGTCAGTATTAACTGGCACCGGGCTTCGCTTACTCCGGTAGTTCTCGTCATCATGCGTGGCGTTACCCACTTGTCAGCAGGTAAGAAATGAAGGACTGCTGCGGCGGTTTCTGTCATATCTTGCTGTTTTAGCATGTCTTTTTCCCTTCTGGTTAACATGACATACCAATAACTCTTGTCTAAAAAGCCAGCAAGATAAAAAGTCAGTATTCACGACCACCAGCGTGTTTACTGTACTGCACCAAGTTTACAGGTACAAAAAACCCGCTCAGTGGCGGGTTGCTATCACAGCTATATATTTACTTATTATGCCGTTACTAACATTTATCTTCGGCATATAATCGAAAACAAGGTTTGCTTAAAACTCTGCTTTCATTTTATCCGGGAATTTTTTATTTGCAGCATAATAACTACCAAGTATATAAGCGTTCATTTGCTGCTCTACATCAACCCGACATGCAGCACTAGAACAAGCACCACTGATAAGCCCAAAAGAACTCCCTTTAGCAGAGAGATCAGCTTTAATTTCCTCTACAGTGTTTTTCCCCATAGCAACTACACACCCTGTAACAATATATCTAGCCTTCACATCATCCATGCTAAGGATAGTGGTTTTCGCAATTTTGCTGTATCCATCATTTTTATAAACATCCATGGCAAACGCACGGCAATCTGTATAATACGGACTTGCTTTAACTTGCGAATACTCAGGTAATTTCATACCTGCACAACCGACTAAACAAAAACCTATCGCTGCTATTAATACCTTTTTCATTACACTCATAACCTAGAAGCATCATTGAAACTAATTTATTAAATATTCATCGAGTTTCTGGAATACAGACGTTACCCATCTCTCCAAAATCTAAAAGATAATAAGAAAAAATGTTTAACGTACCAATCCATTTCATAGTTTCATGAGACATCAGGCACAAAAAAACCCGCTCAGCGGCGGGTTCTTAAATCTTATCAACGGTAGACATACAAAGCCCATCGTTGGGAAAATCTTATCCATATTTTTTGAAAAATGCAAGCATCATGTCGCCATCTTCGGCGAAAATCATTTATCTTGTCACTTTTCTCAATTGTGTCTCTGCATATGCTTCTTCCTGCCAGCACTTTGTAACCAGTTTATCAATGATATCTGCATATCCTTTGTACCACTGATAATCCGTCAGGGCAGGTACCAGCTTCTGGACATGATGCCGCGCCAGTGTGGTTGGTAAACGGCTAAACCGGTTACCATTGCAACGCCCACAAATCTTATAAACAGGCGTACCATGAAGCCGGGTTCTTTTTTCATCCAGGACAATACCTTTACCCTTACACCCTCTGCACGCTGTGCTGACTTCTCCCTTACCATGACAATGCTGACATAGTTCCTTCACCCACTCTTCCTTGATAACAGACTCCCCGCTTCTGGAGTGTTTCACCACCTCGCGCAATACATTATGAAATCCAGTACCAGCACAATGCTCACAGCGAGCCTTACTTGCCGCAGACCTGGAATAATCAACAAAGGCAAAATTCACAAGGTAAGGGATGATCTGTAACCGGGTTTCTTCACTCAATTTATTCAATGTCGGGTTATCCAGTGCCATCGCGTAATTGAGCAGACCTTCAATCGCAAACTGAGGATCCTGAACACCAACTTTTGCCAGGAATAAGGCAAAACCCAGTGGTGCTTTCGACTGCACCATCCCCTGCGCAGCCATTACATCCGTAATTGTTAAACCACCAGAGCCTGTCGCCGGTGCGTCATCACTCAGTTTTGGAGATTTTGGGGAGTAATATTTTGGTAAGGCTTCAAGGTTCATGCTCGTTCTCCACTTACGCCAGTACGCCTATTGCCAGCGCACGATCGATAAAACGAAATATCAGCTCCAGCTGGGAGCCATACTTCTCTTCAAATGTCACGGTATCCGCATGCAGCTCGTCGTGATGCTTTCTGCACAAAGGCAACACAAAGAGATCATGCGCTTTTGTACCCATTCCACCCTGACCGTGGCCTATCAGGTGGTGGGGATCATCAGCTGGCTTTCCACAACATGCGCACGGCTGCGTCTTAACCCAGCGCGTGTACTTTTCATTAACCCAGCGGCGACGTTTGGGGCGTAACATAAAAGACTCCGGCGACTCCGGATCCACTTTCAGCGCCAGCACCTTTTTCGCTTTATCCTGGATGATGCTGGTGGCAGGAACCGAAGGCACAAGGTCACTTTCCCGGGTGACAGACGGCACAACAGGCTTCGGTAATCTCAGTGCCTTACGGGCTGCACTTTCCGGTAAGGCATCCGCCAGGTCATTACGAATCAGCCACCAGCACAGTTCCGGCATTGTCACAACGTGACTGTCATCAAAACCGAGATCCCGACGCACAACAGACAACACCCAGCGGGCACAGTTATCCGTTGCCATTGATTCCAGCCGTTCCGTGAACTGATCGCGCAGCTGGTTATCGCAGTGCCAGCACAGACGGATTGCACCCGGAGCGTGTCGCATTGTGGTCATGTTCTCGCTGTGCCAGTCGGAATGAGGCCACTGGCAGCCTTTTTCACGAAGTAACCAGCTTTCAAGACATTCCACGCCACCAGCACGACGGATCACTGCCTCATTGCGGAACACGGCCCGAACGGCAGGATCATCCGCCAGCGGTTGTGATGCCGCCGGAACGGCACCACTGGCGAAAGATGAATAACGTTCCGGCTCAGGCTCCAGCAGGACACGCCCCTGCATAAACAGGGGCATCAGCTCTGAACCTGGCCTGAACAATACGATCCCCATACGCGGGGCAATTTCAGGGGTCAGTAGTGCTCTCACGGTCACCTCAATGAACGGTATCGAGCAGCTTTAACAGCTCAGGGAATCGGGATTCGAAGAAATGCGGCTGTGTCTCGCGCGGATTTGCGGGACTGGTGATGTTCTTGCCGAACATGCAGCCTTTCGCCGTCAGCGACCAGAATTTTTTGATGTTGTTAATCGCGGTACGGCTGTATCGTTCGCGCTGCTCGACGATCCCCAGCTTCACCATCTGGTGATATGCCTGATTAGCCGTCAGGCGGATACCATACTGTTTCAGCAGTGCACTCAGTGACAGTGTCGGGCGACTTGAGCCATCGTGTGCATCAGCAGGAGCATCAATGGCATAGCGCGGTGCCAGATTCGGTAAGCCAACAGCCTCCTGGAGTTTCTGACAGGCACCAAGCACAGATGAGTTAGACAGGTTTAATTCCCGACGCATAAAGTCCAGCAGAATCACACCAGCCTGCATCTTGTCAGCAGCCTGTCCGGATAATTTTTCCGGTGTGCTGGTTACCATGTCGAAAGTACGGATCACCTTCAGATGGAATGACGGGCTGATCCACATTGCATAGGCATACACCAGTTCCTTGCAGACATAAGTTCCCCGTTCATTTCCCCCATGAATCACACTCACCGGGTCAACACCCAAATTCTGGGTGTTGGTCAATTCATGAACAAGTTCAACAGTTTGTTGGCTGGAAAGAAACTTTCCTGGCTCCTTGGTTCTGGCATTTGCACCAGATGCTACTGCTGCGCGATGCAGATCGTTCAGGCTGTAACGCCCATAAACATCACGACGAACTTCAATACCATCAATAACCATCAGATTATTCATACTTCGTTTCTCCTCTTAATCAGGCGGCTGCACCCGCCGGTTTCTCATACTTACTGATAGTGATCTCGACCTTCCCTTTCGGGATAACCGGTCCCCACTCCACCAGCATTCTTTTCACCTGTCTGTCGTCTTCCCACACACCCGCGTGGGTCAGGGCGTCAAACAGCGCCTTGTTATAGTTGTCCAGATCGCGGATCCGGTTATCCGGAGGAAACAACACGATCTCCACTGAAGCAGGTGCCGACGTTGGTTTTGGCAGACGACGTAACTGCTCAACTATTGCTGCGCACGCCACGCTCTGAAATTTTCGCCCCGCCGCGCTTATCAGGCTCTTACCAGAAAATGCCCCTTTGTTGGGGTGTCGCCAGTACGTGTTCACGCTGGGCGGGAAAGGCAGGATCAGCTTCATACTTTCAGGCCTCTCTCATGTAACCAGTGAGTTGCACGCAGCCTTGCGTTTTCCTCACCGGCAAGCAGTGAGCGGATAATCCCGACCGCCTCGCTGTCGTCGTCCTTCACCGCGGTATGAAGCGTGATCCCCCGGGCCACACCACGCTTTATCGTGATGACGCCTTTTTTCTCCAGTGCGCGAAGATGCTCCACCGCTGCATTCACCGAACGGTATCCCAGCATGGTTGCCACCTCCTGATTGGTTGGCGGGAAGCCACGTTCTTTCTGATAAGAAATCAGCATATCCAGCACCTGCTGCTGGCATTGAGTTAACGTCGTCATGCCGCCATCTCCCTGACCAGTTTTTCCGCCTGCTGGCGAACCTGCGCCAGAAACGCCTCACCACATGCCTCAAGTTCATCGCGCCCGATGTAGCTGATTGCCGGTCCCTTCCAGGTCTTGTCAAAAACAGCAATAGCACCAGCGAAAAAAGCTCCTGTCGGCACCTGCTTCTCATCCTTCGGGATAAACCAGGCTGGCAGTTCAAAACCAATACGCCCGCGAATAAAAGCAATATGGTCCGCATCTTCCGGCCACCACACTTCGCTGGTGGCAGCTTTGATCAGGAAAACATAGCGCCCGCCCTTATCACGCATGGCACTGGCATGTTTCATGATGTAACGCATGCCGGTGATGTATTGCCCCTCATGCTGACTGGCGCGGCTGTATGGAGGATTACCAAAGGCAGCACCTTTAAGCTCCGCAAGGCGTTCTGACCAGTCATGCGCCAGCGCGTTGTCTTCCGCCGTGTAATACGCAGCACATTTGGCGTTATCACCGTCAGTGAACAGATCCAGAACAAACGGGCCAAACAGGGTGTTAATTCCCCAGAAAATGTTGTCCGGCGTGCGCCACTGATCGCCCACTTCCTTCAGTTCATGGGCTGGTTTGTTCCGCAGTTCCACCAGCGCCTGGCAATATTTATTACTCATTAAGCCCCCACGTAATTCCCTGACAGATACCACTCTTCACCCGATGCAGCGCGCTTGCTGCTTTTCCGTAAGCACCGCTCACGATGCGCCAGAAAATTGTTTCGTTCTGGCTGGGAGTGGCTTTCACGGAATGCCTCCATCCACACCGTTGCAGCTCGACGGTATAAGCCCCTGGACTCCAGTTCTTCCGCCTGGCGAGTCAGGCACAAAATCACCTGCGGGTCGTTAGTGCCGACACAGAAATTGCGCACAGGTCTGGTTTCACGAACTGGTTGTGGTTCCGGCTCCTGTGCTCTCTCAGTCAGGCGCGGGAAATGTCTGCGTGTATCTCCTTCACAACGGTGAGCCACACGCCCACTCTGACGTAACTTGCTTGCTGACTGCAGAACGCGCTGCCGTGAGTAACCTGCAAAAGCATCCGCAATGTCTCCGGAAGTACACCCCGGATGGGCTTCAATGAATTTCTGAACTTCATTCAAAAGACTCATGATCACCCCCTGAATCCTGCCGGGATCTGGCTGTAGTCCACGTTGTCGTAACTGGCTTTGAAGTACGGGTCCTCGCGTCTGGCTGCAGATACCGCAGGAACTTCCCAGGATTCTTCGAAATGACGATCCGGACCAAAGAACGTGACAGCCTGTTTCACAAATTGTGTGCCGCTGTTACCCATCGCAGATACCCAGCCCGCGTAGCGTTTCACACCTTCCAGCATGGTTTCGGGGGTTACCCCCTCATTCAAACGGGCTTTCCAGGCTTTGAAGGCTGCAGATTTTGAATTGCCACCAGCACGTTTGGGATATGCCAGCCATGCCTGTTCAAACTCCGGAGAGTATTCCGGTCGGTTTGAACGAACTCGCACAGACTCATCAGCAGATTCACCAACAGCTATTGGTTCATTGACTGGTTCTTTGACTGGTTCAAAAGAGTGACTGGTTCTGGGTGAATCTCCTGCACCACCCCCTGGTGCAACTCCTGCACTACCTGGTGAATTTGCTGCACCAGATAGTGAATTATTTGCACTACCCCCTAGTGAATCTCCTGCACCATCCAGATGAAGGAGATAGATATTACTTGAGTTACCTTTTTCACCTTTCCGGGTGACTTTTTTTACCAGCCCGGACTCACAAAGGGCCGCAATATGATTCATCACAGAACGTTTGCTAATCTCGCACTGGTCAGCAATATGCTGATAGCTGGGCCAGCACTCCCCCTGATCGCTGGCATTATCAGCCAGCTTGATCAGAACCAGTTTTCGCAATGGATTACCCACTCGAATTTTCATCGCTTTAACCATCAGCTCCATACTCATGCTGCACCTCCGAGATGCTTCATGTTTTTTCCGGAGCGAAAGGCTATAAGCGGCATACTGACGCGGTAATTACGGCCCAGCGGTTCACAAATCACCTTCTGACATTCACGGTC